AAGTTAAAAAATTTGCTAATGGCGGAGCACTCATGGGACAAATGAAAGCTAGAGATAATCGTGCTGATATGGAAGCAGGAGGCATGGTAAGTCGTGGTGCTAGAATGGCAAGACAAGGTATAAAATTCAAAGGGGTTAAGTGAGTCCAGCCTTTTTGTTAATGTGTTACTTAGGTGGAGTCCAAGCAGGAATGCTAAATTTTGAAAACGTAAATACTTGTAACTATTTTAAAAAAGCATTGACGGGACAGACTGTATTCATTGGTAAGGATGAAAAAAGATACTCATGTTACTGTAAACTGGTTAAGATCGATAAAGATAAAGTAGAGGTGTTCTAATGTTAACAGCGTTAATAGGTCCAGTCAGTAATCTACTTGGTAAATTTATTGAAGACAAAGATGTTAAAAATAAATTAGCCCATGACCTTGCTACTATGGCACAAAAACACGCACAAGAATTATCCAAAGGTCAAATTGAAGCAAACACCGCACAAGCTAAACACCCTAGTCTTTTTGTAGCTGGAGCTCGTCCAGCAATAATGTGGATATGTGCATTGGGTTTACTTACACAATTTTTTATTATGCCTATCGCAGAATGGGCTACAAGTGTTTGGGCTCCTGAAGTAGTTTTGCCAGAACTAAATACTGGTGAGCTGATGACACTTACTCTATCCTTATTAGGTTTGGGAGGTATGCGTAGTTTTGAGAAATCAAAAGGTGTAGCTAGAGAAAACATGAAGAAATGAAGAAATGATTGGAATGGCTTTTGTTAGAGCAATGGAGATAGACGGTATGAGTTTATATAAAAATATACATAAAAAGAGACAAAGAATTAAAGCAGGAAGTGGCGAAAAAATGAAAAAACCTGGACAAAAAGGTAGACCAACAGCTAAACATTTTGCATCAGCTAAGAAAACAAAGAGGACATAATGAAACGTAAAATAATGAAAGTTGCCAATAAATTAAAAAAAGCATCCAAAGCCCATGCAGGACAAGCAAAAACATTAGAAAGTTTAGTAAAGAATGGCAAAAAGAAAACCAAAAGATCCTAAAGTCGGTACTGGAAAAAAACCTAAGGGTAGTGGAAGGAGATTATATACAGATGAAAATCCCAAAGATACTGTCAGCATTAAGTACGCAACTCCAGCAGATGCTAGAAAAACTGTGGCAAAAGTTAAAAAAATTAAAAAGCCCTACGCCAGAAAAATCCAAATCCTCACCGTTGTTGAGCAAAGGTCAAAGTTCGCAGGGAAGCCCCAACAAGCCAGTATTGCGAAAAAGGGGAAGACCGCCCTTAAAAAACAAAAAGACAAAAAAGTAAAAAAGTAAATGGATCTTTACATTTATGATAGAATAAGTAATATTCTAAAAGAGAGGCAACAAAGTCTAGAAGAACAGCTATTACATGGCAGTATTGATAGTTTTGATGCCTACAAGGAAGTGAGGGCTAGACTCTCTGAACTTGCAACGTTACAACAAGAGCTTAGACTCTTGCTAAAAAAGGTGGAACATGAGTAAATTAATAATCCCTAAAAGATTACAGAAGAAATACGCACAACAAGAAACCCCCCAAGAACAAACCGAACCTACCGAATCAGCCCTAAAAAAGATGCCCCAACCTACTGGATGGCGTATTTTGATATTACCTTATAAGGGTAAGGGGAAAACTGAAGGCGGTGTTTTCATACCCGATCAAGCAGTTGAAAGAGAAGCTTTAGCAACTGTATGTGGTTATGTTTTAAAGATGGGTCCTCTTGCATTTAAAGATAAAGAAAAATTTGGAGAAAGTTTTGATCCTTGGTGTAAGGAAAAAGACTGGGTCATATTTGGAAGATATGCAGGAAGCAGATTTAAAATAGATGGTGGTGAAGTACGGCTTTTAAATGACGATGAAATATTAGCTACCATTAGTAACCCAGAAGACATTTTACACACATAGGAGAATAAAATGGCAGAAGCACAACAAAAAGAATTACCTCTTGAGCCTGAAAAAGATGAAGTAGAAGTTGATCTACAAGAGTCTAATGAAAACATTGAAGTAGTTGAAGATACAACCGAATCACAAGCTCCAGCAGAAACTGGTGATGATGACAAGCTAGACGGTTATAGTAAAAAAGTTAGAGACCGTATAGAAAGAATGACTTGGAAAGTAAGAGAAGCCGAACGTAGAGAACAAGCGGCGATTGATTATGCTCAAGGGTTACAAAAAGAAAACAAAAATCTGCAGGAAAGAACTAAAACAGTAGATGACTCTTATATAAAAGAGTATGATGCTAGGGTAGCTTCTGAAGAAGAAAGTTTAAAACGTAAACTAGCAGAAGCCATTGCTTCAGGCGATGTAGATAGCCAAGTTACTGTAAATAAAGATTTAGCTAGATTAGCAGTAGAAGCAGGAGAACTTAATAAAGCTAAAGTTACTAGAGAACAACAAATTAAACAAGCTGAAGTTAAGCCTGAACAAGCACAAGCCCCTCAAGCCCCTAAACCAGTACACCCAAAAGCTCAGGCTTGGGCTGAAAAGAATACATGGTTTGGGTCTGATGACCCTATGACACTTACTGCTTTTAGCATACATAATGATTTAATTAAGCAATACGGTGAGCAATATGCTCTCACAGATGAGTATTATACCTTAATTGATCAAAAAATTAGAGATGCTTTTCCTCATAAATTTGATGAAAACATTCCTAAAACAACTTCTGTTAGTACTCCAGTTGCTGGAGTTTCCCGTTCTGGATCAGGTAAAAATCCAAAAAGGGTGACATTAACAAAATCAGAGGTTGCAATCGCCAAGAAACTTGGTGTATCATTGGAAGCATACGCTAAACAGAAGCAAAAACAGAATTTAGCATAACGTGAAGGAGACAATATGTCAAACCGCCAAACACGCACCGAGGTAACTAGAGCAAAAGACACTCGAAGAACACCTTGGAAACCACCATCTACTTTAGATGCACCCCCAGCTCCAGAGGGTTTTGTGCATCGTTGGATCCGTACTTCTGTAATGGGTTATGACGATGTAAAAAATTTATCTGCTCGAATCCGAGAAGGATTTGACCTAGTTAGAGCTGATGAGTACCCAGATTTTGAGGCACCAACAATCCAGGACGGAAAACACGCTGGAGTGATAGGTGTGGGTGGTCTGGTACTTGCGAGATTTCCTCTTGAATCAAGGAAGGAACGACAAGAATATTTCCAAACAAAAACATCCGATCAAATGGATGCTGTCGATAATGATATGATGAGAGAACAACACCCAAGTATGCCAATCCTTAAACCGGAACGGCAAAGTCGTGTAACCTTTGGAGCTAAGGCAACTGGCTCTAAATAATTTTAACTTATGAAGTAGGAGACAAAAATGGCGACAAATATTGATGCCCCTTTTGGTTTACGTCCTCATAATTTATTAGGTTCTGCACCGAACTCAAATGGGCTGACAGAGTACAAAGTACAGACTGCGGCGACAGCTGGATCATCTAGTAAGATATTTCAAGGTGATATGGTAATACCATTAACAAATGGTTTAGTCGACGTTTCAGCCGCAGATGGTGGAAGTGTAGCAATCCTAGGCGTTATGAATGGATGTAATTATATTGATACTGACGGGAAACCTCGTTTCAGTAACTTTTATCCGGGAACAGCTCTAATTAAATCTGGTACAGAAGCAACGGTTCTTGTCAATGACAATCCGTTCCAAGTGTATGAGATTCAAGCAGACGCTTCTCTCACAAATGCCGCGACCGCACAAGCTCTAGTACATTCTAATGCAGAAGGTACTGGATTTGGTACAGAAAACGGTTCAACTGGTAAATCTACTGGTGAACTATCTGTAGCAAGTGCAGGAGCAACTACAGCAACAGATAACTTTAGAATCGTTGGTATCAAAGATGACTTTGAAGACATCAGCGTTACAACGGCTGGAGTTATCTTCTTGGTAAAACTTAATTTACCATTTCATACTGCAACAACTGGTCTATAGGGAGATATTGATATGGCTATTGCAAGATCCCAACTCCTTAAAGAATTAGAGCCTGGATTAAACGCTCTATTTGGCTTGGAGTATGATAGGTATGATAATGAACATGCCGAAATTTATGACACTGAAACTTCTGACAGAGCTTTTGAAGAAGAGGTAATGTTAGCAGGATTTGGTACTGCACCAGAAAAATCGGAAGGCGGAGCCGTCTCCTTTGACACTGCGAATGAATCATTCACTGCTCGTTACACTCATGAAACAATCGCTTTAGCTTTTGCTATAACTGAAGAAGCTATTGAAGATAATCTCTACGATAGACTTTCAAGTAGATATACAAGAGCGTTAGCAAGATCAATGTCCAACACAAAACAAGTCAAAGCGGCGAGTGTGTTAAACAACGCTTTTGATAGTACCTTCACTTTTGGAGATGGTAAGGAGCTTTGTGCTACTGATCACCCAACTTCAGGAGGGGGTAACTTCAGAAACGAGTTAACGACAGCCGCCGATTTAAATGAAACCTCATTGGAACAATCATTAATTGATATTTCAGGTTTTATTGATGAAAGAGGTTTAAAAATCGCTTTGATGGGACGTAAACTTATTATTCCAGTAAACTTACAGTTTGTAGCTGAAAGATTAATGGCAAGTAACCTACGTCCAGGAAGTGCTGACAATGATGTCAACGCAGTCAGAAACATGGGTATGTTACCTGAGGGATATGTGGTAAATCACTTCCTTACAGATACAGACGCATTTTTCATTAAAACCGACTCACCAAATGGCTTTAAGCATTTTGAAAGAGCGGCGATTGCTACATCAATGGAAGGCGATTTTGATACTGGTAACGTAAGATATAAAGCAAGAGAAAGATACAGCTTTGGCGTATCTGACCCTCGTTGTGTATTTGGTTCTCCAGGAGCTTAATTTAAGGATCCCCTTAAAGATAGAAGAGCGACTTTACAGTCGCTCTTTTTTTATGTTATAGTTTTAATACCTTGACAGTTACATGGTGTGACTGACATTTGCCTAGACAAGGAGATTTATATGGCTAATACAACTTTCAACGGTCCCGTCCGATCTGAAAACGGATTTCAAGTTATCAACAAAAATGCAA